GCTGGATATGGGCTATGACCAGGCAACCGCAAAAGAAATCTTTGACACATTGTGGAATGGATCCTCCAAGAGGCACAAGGCAATTCAGCAACAGGCGCTTGACCTTTACGGCTAACCACCAACAACACAGGCAGACCGTCAAAAACGGTCTGCCTTTTTTCTGAATATTTCTATTTGCTCCTATTTACTTTTTCTTTTGACCGTGTTACATTGATGTTACCAACAAAAATTAAAAAAGAGGCTATATCATGAACTGTATCAAATGCGCAAGGGAGATCCCACAGGATTCCAAGTTCTGCCCATATTGCGGGAAGCCGCAAGCCCCCGCAAAAAAGCACCGCAAGCGGCCCAACGGAGCCGGGAGTATTGTGAAACTGTCCGGAAACCGCTCCAAGCCCTGGGCGGCGAAAAAAGACGGTGTGTTTATCGGGACCTACATCACCCGGGCAGAAGCTGCTGCCGCCCTGTCTCGCTTGGTGGATACCCCCGTAAATGAGCGCTTTAACCTTACATTTCGGCAAATCTATGACCTCTGGCTCCCGGTCCATAGCCGTACAATCGGTGCCCAGGGGAAGGAGGGATACAGGACGGCCCTGAATAACTGCAAGGAACTGCACGATATGGTATTCCGGAAAATCCACCACTCTGATTTTCAGAACGTTATTATTCGCTTAGAAGAAGAAGGGCTGTCCAAGTCTTCCTGTGAAAAGGTACTTCAGCTTTTCGGCCAGCTATCGGAATGGGCCATCAGCGAGGAAATCATTCAGGTCAACCGGGCCAAAGGCTGCTCCATTGTTGCCCAGCAGAAGAGTACCGGGTTGGTGATTCCGGAAACCGCCATTAAAAAAATAGAGGAATCCACGTCTCCAGCGGCCTCAATTGTCCTCATTCTTCTTGCTACCGGCTGCCGTCCAAATGAATTGTTTAAAGTGGAGCTGAAGGACTGCTACGACACTTATTTTATCGGTGGAAGTAAAACAAAGGCCGGGAAACGCCGTACAATTGTTGTTAATACCGTTGGACTTCAGGCCTACCAAAGCCTTTTACACGACTCTGCCGGCGGAAAGTACCTGATAGACAGCTACAAAGGAAACCACACCTACGCAAACTTCGCAAAGCGTGACTGGAAAGCCCTGTGTGATGATATCGGCCTCGTTGGCTACACTCCTTATGATTGCCGACATACCTACATCACCAATGCCCATAAAGTGGGCGTGGATCCTCAAATTCTCCGCCGCCAGGTAGGCCATGCTGACCTATCCACCACCGATAAATTCTACACGCACACCGCCGATGAAGAAATAATTTCTGCCCTATCTGCAAAAAACATTTTTCAATCGGTTGGGAACAAATTGGTAACACAGAAAAACCGCCCAAAATAAATCATCCGAAAAAGTTCGGAAAACAAAGGAAAGCTCCCAGAAACCTATCGGTTTCTAGGAGCTTTTTGGTGGAGACTACGGGACTCGAACCTGTGACCTCATGCGTGTGAAGCACTTCCTTGCTTTATTTCGTGCAAAATAGTTCGTATTTTTCTTTATTTATATAATATAATTGCATTTTTATATTATAAAATCTTCACATAATTCGTTCTGGTTTTTGCTGGTTAATAACAAATTGGTAACACAATCATTTACTGCCGATACATAGCCTGTAGAAGAGATCGGAAAGTTCCAGATCGGGGGACTTGTATTCCAGCGCCAGCTTTGCATAGGTGTGAGCGTCCTCCAGCTCATCCTCTATGTGTTCCATCAGCATTTTGATTACTTTCATGTGGCTATGCCTCCTTTATGTATCTAAGAAGTTTGTCAACCTCTGCCCGGTCAAAGGACAGCTTGCCGACAAACGGAATGTCAAATTCCAGTGGGTTTCGAATCTGCGGCGCAAAAGCATTATACAGTGCGTCTTCGTCAATTTTCCCATCATCAAAAACGCCTGTCATCTTCACCGCCGGAATGCCTTCCATCTTCTCGATAAGCTGTGGTGCTCGCTGTGCGTAAAGGGATACAACGCCAGCAACAGCAACCGCTTTCATTTCCGGGAAATGGGGGAGGACTTCTTTTTCGATGTATCGGAGAACTCCCGATACAAAACGCTCTTTTGAAACCATGTATACCTCCAATTGGGGCGGCATTTGCCGCCCCTGTTTGTGTTTAACCAGCAGCGGCAGCGGTAGGCGCAGTCCAGCTATTCTTTGCGGGCATGGGTTCAGGGCACACATTCCCAATGGGAATAACGGTCTTGGTCAGCCCGGAAAGAGTGTTCAGCGCATTCTGCATACAGCTGATGTTTGCGGTGATCTGGGCGTTGACAACCGCCTGGGCGGAAATCTGCCCCTCAACGCCTCTCAGCCGCCCGTCAAGATACTGGTACATCTCCAGAATCTTACCATCGGTGTAGGTGTTGGCATCACGCAGTTTGATATCAGCCTTGAGCGCCGCAATTTCAGCGGACTGCCCGGCCTCATACCGGTTCACAACGTGGTCGCCCTCGGAGCAACCATTGATACCTCCCGCCATATTCAGCAGGGTAGCAATGCCGCCGATGTAGCCACCAATGCCACCGACACGGTCAGCAGCGGTGAAATTAAGAGCCATACAAAGCCCTCCTTCAAAAAGATTTAGAAGTGGCCACCTTCTGGCTATAGCATAACAAAAACCCCGGCGATGGAATCATCATCCATTCGTCGGGGTTTCGCCATATAATCGCCAGAAAATCGTCAAGTGATATCAGAATTTTAGATTTTCAGGGAGTTTATCACTGTACTTTCTGCAAAATTCATATTCCTTTTTTAACTTTCTGATCGTCCTTGTAATAGTGGCTTGGGACACGCAAAACTTGTGGCACTGTTTTGTTTGGCTCCATCCGGCGGCCCGGGTACGGATGATATTTTCTTCCAGCGGCGATAAGAGCGCCAGGGAACAAAACTCATCCAAGATCACCCGGTTCCACGGGACTTTATCCACTTATCACTTAGTCCTCCTTGGGGAAATTATAGCCCTGCGCCTGTTTGCTGTCAGACATTCCGGCGGTGGTGGGGTCGTTGACCACGCCGAGTACAACCAGAACACCGAAAGCGGCGTTGACCACGGCAATCAGCTTATTGCCGATGTCTCCCAGGTCCAGGGTGTAGCCAAACACGGCGGCCACGGCCTGGATCAGCAGCAGCACGGCGGGAATCACCGCCAGCCAGAAGTTCTTGTTTTTGAATCGTACAGTCCAGTTAATCATTTTGTTTCCTCCTTAAATTAGCCCGGCTTGTGGAAATCTTCCAAATCCGCCAGCCGGTGGTTGATGACTTTGATCTGCTCCTCCACAACGGGCATCCGCTTGGCGAAGTTGTTGTGGGCGCGGACCTCCCTGGTAAGCTCTTTGATCCGCTCCTCCATCACGGCGGTGGCTTTGCTGTTGGCAATCAGCACCCCCACCAGGGAGATCCCGCCGCCGATGACGGCGGAGATCAGAGAAATAATAGCGTTGGACAAATGTAAATCCTCCTGTTTCTCAGCCGTTCCACCGGCTGTATACTCCATCATCCTCATGGATGCCCCAGTCGTAAAGCCCCAGGCCGCCCCGTCCGGGGATTTTCTCTGCGTGGACCTCCTGGGCAATGGCATAGAGTTTCGCTGGGGAGATGTTGCCACTCAGGTCCACAGCGTGGCCGGTGAGATGGTTGGAGTTTTTCACACCGCCCTGGATAGCGTTCCAACGTTTACAGCGGAGGCCGGAGTTTGCCCGCAGCGGAATCCCGGCCCGCCGCCGAATCTCATCGGCACAGCGTACCGTGTCCTCGGACATTTCCGCCGGAAAACCGTTGCAGTATTTCCCACCGCACTTGCACCGGAATTCCTCCCGTGTAAAAAACTCGATCTCGTCCCAAAACGTGCCAGTCTTGCCGGGGGGCTTGCTGGTGGTCTCCTGGGGCTTATACACCCGCCCGGCGGCAACAGCTTCCAGCAGCTTGGCCTCGGTGAGAGGGCCGGGGATGCCGTCCGCCGTCAGCCCTTCCGCCGCCTGGAACGCCCTCACAGCGTCCTCCGTGTTGGGGCCGTCCATCCCATCAATTGGGCCGGGGTCGTAGCCCAGGTAGTCCAACAGGTTTTGGATTTGTCGTGTGGTCATCCGATCACCACCCCGTACTTTCCCAGAATTGCGATGATGTCATCCGTAAGGATTTTCTTGAGCTGGCCGGGCGGAAGCTTGGCCAGGCTCGCCGCAATGGTGCGCATATCCTGCTCCCCATCTTCAGCGGCACGGATTTCCACCAGCCGCTTCTTTGCGCCATTACTCCACTTCTTCATCGGGCTTCACCTCCAAGATGTTCAGCGCATTTTTCATATCTGCGCCCTCTGCTTTCATTTCTGCAATCTTTGCGAGGATCCTCTGCTTCCGCTCTTCGATGGTCATCACTTCACTTCACCTCCAACGCAGTCTCAATCTCGGACAGGGCAGCTTCATACTCAGCGTTCTGCCCTTCAAGTTCACCAATTGCGTACTGATTTGCGACTTCTGAAGCAGGAATGAACGCTTGAACAAACTCAGCGCCGTTATTGTTGAAATACTTATAGCATTCGATTGCCCTTGTCGGCATCCCATCGAATGCCGTTGTTTCGGCAGCGACTCTTCCTTCGGCGGCGGTAGTGTATACATGATTTTCTTTGTCAAGATAAATTGTCATGCAATATCCTCCCCTACGGTAAACACGCCAGAACCAGCATTCGTCAGAAATACCTCTCTGATACGGTCCCAAAGCCCAGCAACATTATCAGAATTTCTATAGCATGGCACTAGGTCGGAAATCAGTTCGTCATTGGCGTCATAGAATTTAAGACTAAATAGCTGGTATTTACATCTTTTCGAAGAAGCAGATCCCGCATTATTTTGTACAAATACGAACATTTCCAAGTCGCCAAGATTCGCCATATTACTAGCTGTAGGAACAACCGTTTCTGAAGTCCCATCGGGCAATGTAACCGTGTTTAAGTGTTTCTTTATTTGTTGCCGAACCAAACGTTTAAGAGTACCTTTTAAACTAACAGACACAGAATACCCTAATTTTAATGAACCACCGCCATACGTACCCATTGTATACATGTTATAATCGTTTTTTCTTGCGCCAAAGAAAGTACCAGTATCTGCGTTTGTGCTACCCTCCAAGCTAGATTGCATTATATAGTCCACCTCGAAACCATATAGATGCGTAAACCCAGTAAGTCCGGATTTAATGTACTGTGTACCTGTCCCCTGAATGTATTCAACAGCGGTATATTCACCCGGAACAAGTTTAGATGCGAACTGCACCCAAATGGTGTCTTTGTATACGTGGGCTTCCACGTAATCCCACTTGCTCCTGGTATAAATTTTACAAGACGCCAAATGCAGCAGCACCGCATTTTTCCGGCCCACGTTGATTTCCACACCTCTGTCTGCAGTTTTGAGCCACACAAGGCCCTCTGTGCCGGTCTGAGGCTGTGTCGGGCTAAGAACGTATCCGGTAATGGCTGTGGTGGTATTCACCCAAATGGTGTTCTCCCGTGGGTTCGTTGGCTGTGTGGTGCCACCTACAACTTTCAGGTTTAGCCCGCCGCCACCGCCACGGGCGTTTGTTGGTCCGATCATGTTTATCAGCTCCTTTATAGTATCACGATGCTCTTCACTGTGACTGTCCCGTCCGGGATATCGTCAGCCCACACTGTCACGGTCCCGGCCCCGGTCTGCGCCGTGGGGTAGAAATAATCCACGTCCTCGTCCGCAAAAGTGATAATGGGCACATTATCCGCCGTCACGCCGGGAATGGAGATGGAGGCGGCATAGCGGTAGCCGTCCTCCGTGGCTTCCTCCTTCCAAGCAGACACCGGGATTTGCACATCAGAGACCTTGGTAACGCCAATACCATCTGATATGCCGTCCAGCTTCTTCTTGTCGGCGGCAGACATAAGCCCATTTGCACTTTGCGTGGCAACTGCTTTTATGGCGAAAGTGTTCCTGCATTTATTTAGAATAAAGTTCAAGGCGTTGGCTATAGTTTCACGCCCGATAACGCCCTCGTTCGCCATTGTGTCCTCCTTATTCGGCAATCATCGTTTCAAAGTCCTTGTCTGTCAGAACCACAATATCGGTCTTCTGCACATAGCCACTCAAATCCACATCGGTGTTGCCGATTTTCTCATAGGCGTTTTTACTTGCAACCCAAACGTATTCGTCGTAGTTGTCCTTGTCACCGTGCTTGTGGGCAACCAGGTAAATTACACCCTTGACACCCGTGACAGGCAGGGATTCCACCACCTGAATATCAATGCCTGCAATCCCGCTCAAAGATTCATTGATAGCTGCCTGCACCTGGGCGGATGTCTGATACCCCTTGCCGGTAACGATCTGGTTCACCTGGGCTGCGGTCTGATAGCCTTTCTTTGTGATTGCATCCTCAACCTGTGCCGCCGTCTGATAGCCCTTGCTGGTGATAGCGGTGTTGACCTGGGTCGAAGTCTGATACCCGTAGGCCTCAATTTTCTTGGCAATGTCGGCATCCGTGGGCACGGAAATATCCACCTGCCGATTGCTGTCCGGGGTCTGGACGGTCCCGTTGACCTTTACGCCAACAATAACGTTCTTCTCGGCCCCTACCTTCTTCAGGTTCGAAACGTCCGTTACAGCCCCGTCATAGCCCTTTTTAAGCTCGGTGGTCAGGTCGTTTGTAGATAGCCCCTTGCCGTCTATCTTGTCCACCTTGCCTCTAAGTGCCGATTTTGCCCACGCAATGATAGCCTCGCCCCATTTTTTGCCGAGAAAATCATCAAATACACTTGCCATTTTTTAATCCTCCATTTTTATTCTCGTTCCAACATTTCCCAAAAGTCCCCATCATCCAGCACCCGTATAGCTCCATTCGGAATAGCCCCCACATCATCGGCGCTATACTGTGGCTTCTCCGGTGCCTTTGCCCACTCCGGGACCGTGGGGTCTTGCTCGTGCATATCGCCCTCAATGGTAAATCCATTGAGCGTGGGCTTGTTATTCAAAGTGTTGTAGTCGCCGTACAGGTGTATTTCGTCTGCCATAGGTGCATCTATGCTTGAATCATCTGTAGCCAGCTGCACATTAAGATTGACCGCATTTTCCATTGAAACAGGGAACTCCATCCCGCCTGTCATCATATTGCAGCCTCCTTTAATATGCGATTTACAGTGACATTCATGATTTTGGAGCGCATTACATTCTCACCGACACGAACACTGAGCTGAATTTCAACCGCGCTGTTCCCCTTCAGCCGAAGAGTTTCTTCTTGCGTTAGCTTAACAATAAGCATTTTCCCAGACTGCTGCATATCTTCCAATGGCTTGTCGATTATAACGCTTCCAGATTGCGAAAAAGTCGCATATGCGCTATCAATTTCCGATGCATCAAATTGCAGGGTAAATGTAAATGTCGGAGTTGTACCTCTAAACATAAAATTTCACCCCCAATGACCTATGTTCCGATTCCCCAGTGTACTACTGACGGAATTGTGATTGCCCTGTCCGGAATTGATGCGCAATAAACATAAATGCACGCATTTTTCGGGACGGCAACCGGGGCAAAATCAAAGTCCTCAATATCGCCAGGATCAAAGACAACCTCCGGAAATCCATCCACCTGAACGCCAGACATTGGGATTTCCGCCCTATACGGATATGAGTCATAGGTCTTGTTTTCATCCTCAACCCATGCCTCTGCTTGCACCGTATAATTTTTCAGTACACCAACAGAATCCTTGATACCCTTAACGGATGCGTCAACGTATTTCTTCGTTGCTGCATCATTATCCGCAACAGGTTCTGGCAAATTTTGGACAAAATTCTTGTTCATGGAAATGGGGCCGGTCATTGTCCCGCCTGTTTTCGACAGTTTTGTGTCCGCATACTCCTTGCTTGCGGCATCGTCATTTGCCTTGGGGGTAGGGAGCCCATACAGGCGGTTCGAATTTACATTCAGATCTCCAGACAAATTGCCGCCGGAGATGGACCCACCCTCTGACGTAAAGAGGCCGTTCAGAATTTTTGCAACCTTATTCAGGTACTCTTTGGTTGCTTTCCCACCTTCGTCAAACTTTGCTTGGAGTTCCCGCCAATCCAGGTTGTCATCGGTGCCGGGGGTGTCCCCCAGCTTGCCAATGATTACCATGTCTTTTTCAAAATATGGGATTTTATCCGCCATAGGTTACACTCCTTCCCGAACAATTGCCCGTTGCAAGGCCCCGTTCCCAGGCCCTGAATGTGGGTTGATGCTGTCAGACGGACGGCTTCCGCCCTCGCTGGTTGTCTCCATGCTCTCACCGCTGCCAAGCTGCAGGGAAGGTGAGGCAACCGGCATTCCCTGGGCCTGTTTAAGCTCATCAATCAGCTCTTGGCGTTTGGCAATAGTGCCTTCCGGTAGACGCTCCAGGAACTGGATAGCGTTGATATGGCCGTTGTTCAGCAGGTTTTCGCAGGTCTGCACCGTGGAAATCTCGGACCAATAGGTACTTGCACCCACATCGATTTTCACGGAAAGCTGGATCTGCCTCAGAATGGAGAAATCGAAGTCTACCATGCCCTTCTGAGGCGGCAGATTCATCCCAAGGGGCTGCATCTCTCCAGGAGCGCCCATGTCCAGCTTCTTTTCAACGGAACGTGTGCCATAATAGACAGACATCATGTCTATCCAGATGCGGCAAGCGTCCTCCATGCACTGATAGTCCTGCTGCTTGGTCATTTCCATTGGAGTAGAGGCGGCACGCTGCAACGCAATGATAGCGCTTGTGTTATCCGGTCTGCTGTCACCCATGGCGACATCAGAAGCGCCCAAAAGGGTGTTGGTCTTATCAAATGACAGCTCAATGAATTGGGCTATCTGGGGGCTTACAGCGGCCCCCTCGATGACCTTTGCAACGCCGTCTACGTTGCCGCTGACTCCGATTGCCGTTCCTACATCTCCAGACCACCCGGAAATTTTTGTCTTGTCATAGACGTACTTCGGGAAAGCCGTGGTCAGGAGGCTGATACCAACCAGGGCGAACATTTTGTTGATAAACTTCTGATTCGGCAGGAGTCCGGTAATCATGGCTTGCCCATGGTAGCGGTCCCGGACAAAGTCCCAGTTCAGCCAAATCAGAGGGTAATATTTCATCCCTGTGTCGTAGGCTTCCCGGATGACGGCTTTCTCCACGGCCTCCATGCACCAGATAGTCTCCGTCTCCCGGTTCCTAAAGTAGTAGGTCAGGACCGTGACTTTATCGTCCGTGTAACTGTCATACTCATTCTGGAATTTCTCAGAATCCGGTGTAATTTCCGATGGGTCGCTGACTTTGGTCATGCCGTCCCCGTCTTCTTTCCAGCCTTCCACACGCCACCGGACATCCTCCACCAACTCCCGGCGGACCAGGATAATGTATGGCTGCTTCTGTGCATCCTTTGAGTTTGGATTTCCGAACATGACTCGGAGGTTGTCCAACATTTCGGCGCAAATTTCGCCTTTCACAGGTTGCCCATTATCCACAGTTGGGTCAAAGTAGAAGTGCATACACCCATCACCGGTCACGGCGGCATTTCGCAGCAGCTCCCGGTTTTTGGATATGATCTTGTTGCGCTCCATAATGGCGCTGATTTGCTGGTTGACGGTCTGACAAATATCGTCTAACTCTTTGGAGCTGTAGGGAGATGTGGAGGGCATGGCGGAGGCCTGAATGGACATGCTGTCAGAGGTGATATTCGATACCTGGAAATTGATAACACGTTTGAACATGTTGTATGTTGGTGTAGGCAGTCCGTTGCTTTGGACTCCTTCCCACTGATTCCCGATAAAAAAGTCCTCGTTCACCTTTACAGTGTCATACAGGCCGATTGCCTGGTTGAAGTTGTATCCCTTTTCGTACTTTTTCAGGACCTCTTCCAGATCAGGAATTTTCTGTTTTCGTGCCATTGCCTATCTCACCCCTCGGCATTTCGTTCCATGCGCTGCTTTTTTGCTGTCTCAATAGGGTCAAACCCTAAAATGCCGGATAACCCGGCGTTGAAATTATCAACAGCCTTTGCCGCTTCCCGTGCCTGTTCAAAGTCCGGTACAATTCCCTTTTCCAGGTCTCCAGTTCTGCGGAGAATATCTTCCAGACTATTTCCAATAGATTCCAACGAAGTATAAATTTCCGGCAGCGTTTCCACGGATACCGTGTCCAGGTCATGGCCCACAGTTTGCAACTCCTCGGCAATTGCTGCTTTCCAGTTGTTCACCCCGTCGATCTGCTTTTTCAGGGAATCCAGTTCAACGTCCACCCAATTGAGCGTGGTACGGTGGAGCTTGTTGACTCTCCGATTCAGCAGGTAGAGCAGCAAAAGCAACGCAAGAAACATAAACGTCGCTAAAACTGTAAAATACTCTGTAAAACTCATGATATTCTCCTTTTCAGAAATAGCCCGGCACACGCCGGGCTATTTGCAGTTGTTTACGCCATATCCTTTTCGGCAACGCCGGAGTTGTACATTCCGCTCTTGGCGGCATAGGCTCTCAGCTGGTCACCGGAAGCCAGAGTAACGGCGGCAGAATAGGGCTTGGCATCCACACTGTACCGGGGGTCGGAACCGTTGGTGGTGTAGTAGATGGTTGCATCGCTGGTGTCGCAGGTGATGGTTGCGCTCTTACCGGACACGGCGATCTTGGGAGTAGCGCAGACCTTACCGCTTGCGCAAGCTACCAGAATGCCGTTGGCCTTCTTGCCCAGGACAAAAGCGTCATACATCATCCGGAATTCCAGCAGGTCACCGGACAGACCGGGAGGATCCACATGACCCTTGAAGTCCTTGATCTTCATGGGCGCAATGGCCGCCTTGGGGTTCAGGATCATAAACTTGGCATTGGCCGGCATAAGCTCGTTGATGAAGGGGACAACGTCCATGTCATCGAACCGGCCAACCGTGCCCTTGGTCAGGGTCTCCTTCGCCAGAGATTCCGTCTTGATCCACTCATCGGCCAGAGACAGAATGTGCAGATTCTCATAGGGCACGATCAGAACGGACCGGCCGGTAACTCTGGCATTCCGCTGGATGTTGTGGAGCTTGATAATGGTTTCGGCAATGTTGGCCTTGGTCATTTCGCCGGTCAGTTCCATGTGAATGCCAGCGCCCTCGGCCCACTTCTTCATGCGGTGCTTGTCAACAGCGGGCATGATGACTTCATCCCGGTAGGCGTTCATGACTTCACCGGCCCGCTTCATGTTGAACTGCTCCACATTGTTGCCCTTGTCGATAGACAGGGACAGGGCCACATCCTGTTCCATGGCAAAGGTCTGCTCATCGTCACCGACTTCGTGGGTTTCGCCGTACCGGCTTCCGGTTCCTACCTGCTTGTTCCGGTCATAGTTCTGAAGCGGGGAGGTCTGAATGCTCTTGACATGGACCGTCCGAACTCCGGAGAACTCCTGGTCGATATCGTGGTTGAAAAGGCCGTCAGTGAGGGACCGGTGCTCGAATCCCTTCATCAGGCGCTGCATATGCTTTTCGGAAAAATGGATAGTAGTACCCATATGTTTTTATTCGCTCCTTTACTTATCGAGTGCGGAGAAGAAGTCGTCAAAAGCGTCCTTCTCCCTTCCGCCGCCGGTGTCGTTCTGCCCCGGTGCGGCGGTGCGTTTGTTCTTCTCGTTCTGTGCCTGGGCCGCAGCCTGCTTCTTCTGCTCGGCAAGTTCAGCCTGTAGGCGTGTATTTTCCAGCTTGTAGTAGGCGTTGGTCAGGGTCATGCCCCCCTGTACATCCGCCGCCAGCTTGTTTACAAGCTCTTCCGTGAGCTGTACACCGGGGAAGGTGTCCCGGAATTCGGCAATCTCACGGGATGCTCTGGAATTGGTGTCCTCTGCCTGGGTGTCCTGGGCAGGTCCGTCTTTGTCGGGATTTTCCATGGCTTTTGCTTTCCGCTCTGCTCTGCTGGCCCGGATTTCCGCCTTTGCCTCCCGCTCAGACATCCCCTGGGCTTTCAGCACCCCAACCTGGACATTCTCAATCAGGTTCTCAATGGGAATTCCAGAGGTCTCAGAGGCAATCTTCAGGGCCTCAAAAATGGGGGCCTGTTCATCCAGATTCTTTTGCAAATCTGCCTGTACGGTCTCCAGCTTTCCCTTGATCCGGTCATAGTCCAGGCCTTTCTGAGCAAGCTCGGTCATTTCGTTGACCCCAACGACCTTGTCCTGCTTATTCCAGCGCAACGTGAATTTCTGTTCCTGTGCGGGCTGTTCAGTAGCCTCATCAGTCTTCTTTTCAGCCTGTTCCTCACCAGATTCGGGCGCGCTTCCTTCTCCGGTGTCTTCGCTGGGCTGCTCTTCCCGGGGCTGCTCCTGCTGGGCCTCCTCGGCGGCTTCTTCCTGGATATCGGCGTCGGACTGGTTGTCTTCGCCAATGTCAGCTTCACCGTCATAGGCTCCAAAGAAATCGTCAAAATTGGTGTCTTCCATGTTGTATGTCCTCCTTTATCCAGCTCTGGTAGGCTGTATATTCACGGCTCTGGTAGGCCGTTGAATTCGTTTTATCCGGCTATGTAGCCCCTGGAAATGTGCCCCCCGCACATATAGGAGCGGTAATCCGCCCTTGAATATTCTTCCTCTTCCTCAACCTCTTCGTTTTCCTTTTCGGCGTTGAGAATGTAGGTAGCGGCAAAGTACCGCAAAGCATCCGGGCCGTGGGTGATACCGTGGGGTTCCAGGCTTACGTCATTCGGTATCTTCTGGCTGTGCTGAAGCGCTTTCAGGCAGTCCGTCAGCGTCCGGCAGGTTTCAAATATGATGAGGCTTGGCTTCCCATCCTCACGGAGTTTGAACATTTCCTTGAGCATGGACCAGCCCTGGATCCGGTTATTTCCGGCCTTAATGAGGCCTACACCATTTTCAGCGAATACCGCCGCCTGAGTCTTGCCGTCCGTCCGGCTTCTGGCCCACATATCAGGGGGGGCAATGGTCCCCATTACGGCCTCGTCCGGCCTCGTCAGCTCCAGCTGCTTTCTGGCAGCATCAGATACCACCAAATCAGACTGAGCGAATTCCCGGTAGACATAGCAGCGGCCCGTTTCGTCCACGGCGATCCAGAGACAGAAAAACATATCAAGGCCGTAGTCCATTGCCCTGTACCGTTTCCAGTGCCGGGGGATGGCAAATGGGGTACAGGTGTGCA